GTCCACGGGTGCGGCTTCCGGCGACTATTCCACGGGTGCGGCTTCCGGCGACTATTCCACGGGTGCGGCTTCCGGCAAATACTGCAAAGCCGAAGCGTTTGGAAAAGACAGCATTGCTGTTGCAAACGGCGCACACAGTAAGGCACGCGGCGCAATGGGCTGCTATCTGGTACTGACCGAGTACGATAATAACGGAAGCATGATCTGTGCCAAGATGTCCCAGGTTGATGGGAAAACCATCAAGGAAAACGTCTGGTACATCCTCGAAAACGGCGAGTTTGTGGAGGTTCAGCCGTGAACGGTAAAAATAAGCGCTGGCTTGAGCAGCGATGGGACAAGCGCCAGCCAGAGCGCCTGAAACACATTCAGGCAAAACAAAAAAGAAAGGAGAATTCGCATGGAGCAGATGCAGAGGCAAAGGCCCCCGACGCCCGGAATCGGAATCCACGACTGCTGCGAGATTCTGAGGGCAAATCAGATTCCAAAGACTGAGCGCACACTCACGAAAGAAATTCAGTCGGGAATGTATTCGTGGGCGATTCCGTCCATTGGAACAAAGAGAGCAAATCCAATCATTTCCCGCGCCCGGTTTATTGCGTGGATAAAGGATTTTTACATGCTGGAAGAGGTGATAATCCCATGATTCGAGTTTATGCATTTTATACGACTGGCGTCGCAGCGTTTGTGCTGGCCGTTATGGCCGGAGGCGGAATTGAGAACGCTGCAGGGCTGGTTTCACAGCTTGGTTACATTGCATTGAGCGTGATTCTGCTTGGTGCTGGACTTTGCCTGTGGGCGCTTGGATTGACGCGAGAGCGGGAGATCAGAGCCGCCAGCAGGAAAGTACACAAGCCCCACGCGCGGCCCCAGAGGACGGAGGACGAACGATGGAGAGCGTGACCCACTACCATGTTTACGCCTACCACAAAAGCGGCGGGTACGAGGCCAAGCGCTTCGAGGGCAACGCCGTGACCGCATCGGCGCAGGCCATCCACTACGCGGACCAGATCGCCCACACCTGCGATTACGCCGATGTTCGGGACGCTGTAGGCAATTTAACTTACACCGTCCGCGATCCACACGGCAAGCTTGCAAAACAACAACGATAAAAGGAGATAAAAGCATGAAAACCATCAAAGTCAAAATCACATTCATCGAGCCCGTTCTGGGCACCTGGCCCGCCAATCCCAACGTGGCCCGGGAGTTCATCGCCAGCAAGAGCCCGGATGCTTCCACCATTGAGGATGAAGTTGCTGCCCTTGGCGCAGATGCGGCCGCCGATAAGGCCATGACCGTCTTCCCCCGGGACGAGAACGGGCGGCCCGCATTCTGGGACTACCAGATCAAAGGCTTCTTTAAGGACGCCTGCTCGATGCTGGGCCGTATCGGAGGCAAGACCGAAACGGGAAAGAAGCGGGCTGTGAACGAATCCGGCAAGCTGACCGCCTACAAGAAAGTCATTGACGGCCTGATCTTTGTCACCCCCCGGATGATCCCCATTGACGTGAACGGCGCGATCGGCGATTGCCAGCGTCCGCTCCGCGCCCAGACCGCGCAGGGCGAGCGTGTGAGTCTCGTGAACTCCGAGGAGATCCCCGCAGGTTCCGAGTGCATCATCGAGGTGACTTGCCTGGATGACAACCACATGGCCGCAGTTCTGGAGTGGCTGGACTACGGCAAACTTCGCGGCATCGGCCAGTGGCGCAACAGCGGCAAGGGCCGCTTCACTTACCAAATCCTGAGTTGACCGCGGCGGAATGGCATTGATGGCCCTGATTCGCGGAGAAACGGCATGGTTCGTATGGCACCGCACCGCGGCGGCGTGGCAAGGCGTGGAATTGCGCCGGAAAAGCTCTGCATTGAGTTGCAAAGGCAGAGCAAGGCGAAGAAATGCCCCGCAACGGCACTGAGAAGCACGGACAGGCAAGGCAAAGGCAGGGCGAGGTAGAGTGACGTTTTGCGAAGCAAAGGCAAAGCATGGAGACGATTGGCAGCGGCATGGCACGGCACCGAGAAGCAACGGCAAAGCAAAGTGATTTTTTACGAAAGGAGATAAAAAATGGTTTTGGATGAAACGAAACAGCGTTGTCTTAACTACGCGGCAACCGTCCCGGAATGGACGCTCACGGAGCAGCTGAAAGCTGTCAGGGAGTTGTCTGCTTGCGCCAGCAAGCTCACGGACATCGTGCAGGCGCTTACTGCCGGGATGATTTATGACCGCTACGAGCATCCGTACGACAGAGAGGAAGACCGCCCGGACTACTCCAGACAGCTCAGAGAAGCCGGATACTTTATTGGCAAGTCCGTCTATGCGTTGGAGGTGCTGGCTTCTGAGAATCCGTTCTCGTATGTGCGCGACCCGTCCATGAACGCGGAAGCGTCGTATAGCACAGAGCACGCGCTTTTAGAGGAACGTTGTCAGAAGCACGGAATGGAGGAGGTGGCATCTCATCATGGATAAAATGACCATTTACGAACAGTGCCGGGAAGTGCCCAAAGAAGCCCAAAAGCCTATTGCGGCGGGTCGGTTGAAGGGAAAGACTGACATTAACCCCATGTGGCGCATCAAGAAACTGACAGAGCTTTTTGGTCCAGCGGGCATCGGATGGAAGTTTGACCCGCCTGTTTTCGAGGAAAAGCAAGGAGCAAAGGGCGAGGTCATGGTGCACTGCTTCACCTGCTTGTATATTCGGCAGGACGTTGAGCAGGCGTGGAGCGCCCCCATCCCGGGCATTGGTGGTTCTACGCTTATCACGATGGAGCGGGACGGTCTGCGCACGGATGACGACGCCTATAAAAAGGCCTACACGGACGCTCAGAGCGTGGCCTGCAAGGCTTTGGGCATCGGTGCAGATGTGTACTGGAACGCTGATAAAACCAAATATGATCCACTTCCCGCTGCTCCTGCACCAGTTTGTTCCTGCTGCGGGAAGAAGATCACCGGCTTTACATATCATGGCAGCAAAGTTAGTGCAGAGCAGGCAAGCGAGCGCAGCAAAAAGAAATACGGCCGCATCCTTTGCGTAGAGTGTGCCAAGAAGCAGCCGAAAGAAGACGGAGGTTTAACTCATGCTTAACGTTGTGGCATTGATGGGCCGTCTGGTGGCCGACCCGGAGCTGAAGACCACCCGGAGCGGGAACAGCGTGTGCACGTTCCGCGTCGCCGTTGACCGCAGTTATGCTCCGCAGGGCGAAGAGCGCCAGGCGGATTTCATCACGGTCACCGCGTGGCGCAAGACGGCGGAGTTTGTCTCGAAGTATTTCCAGAAAGGCAGCATGATCTCCGTGCAGGGCCGTCTGGAGACCCGCCAGTATCAAGACAAGAACGGTAACAACCGCACAGCAACAGAGGTCCTCGCCGCAGAAGTCGGCTTTTGCGGCTCCAAGGCGGCAGGCAAGCACGCCACGGCGTCCTACGAGAAGCAGACGGCAAATCATGTGCGAGAAGCAAATGCCGCGCACAGCGCCCCGCAGCAGCCTCAGAGCTACGCACAGGGCAGCGCCGACGACTTCGCCGAGATTTCAGACGCGGACGATCTCCCCTTCTGATTTTGGCAGCTGTGCTATCTGGCTATACGGGCGTGCAAGGAAGGAGGTGAGCCGAAACGAAAGAGATAGAAAAAAAGAGTCTAATCCTCTACAAGTCATGGAAAAAACCACTGCGTCGCCTATCCTTGGAACAAAAAGGCCGCATTTTTGAGGCGCTGCTCGATTTCCCTGAACAGCCGGAATTTGAAGACCCGATGCTTGTGATGGCATGGGACTTTATGGCTGACGCTCTGGAAGAAAACGATAAAAAGTGGGATGAAACGCGAGAAAAGCGTTCCGCTGCAGGGCGAAAAGGTGCAGAAGCAACAAACGGCAAACGTCAGCAAAACGCGGCAAATCCGGCAAATGCCGATTTTGCCGAGCAAAAGCAGCAAAACGCGGCAAATCCGGCTGTATCTGTTACTGTTAATGATACTGTTAATGATACTGTTAATGATACTGTTAATGTTATATCACCTAACGGTGGTGTATATAAAGGCCCCCCCGCCGCCGTTGACGTAGAACTTTCTAAAATCGTCCAGCATTATCAGCAGGCCGTTGGGGACTTTCCACGCTCTGCACTGGACAAGCTGCAGAAGTGGAGGCAGGAGTACAGCACAGAGATGATCCTGCTGGCAATCGACAAGGCCACAGAAGCCGGGAAGCGGTCGTGGAACTACATCAACGGCATATTGTCAGGATGGAAACGGGACGGCCTGCGCACGCCGGGGGATGTGGAAGCAAACGAACAAAGCCGACAAGCCAGACCGCGAGGCAAGCATCCAACCGAGACCATAGACGACCAGCTTACCAGGGTGCTGGCGAAGATGGACAGAGAAAGGGGTTTTGAGACATGACGCGGGAAGACGCGGCAAAGCTGATCCGCATGAATTTTGTTCTGTACAAGCTGGGTTCCAAGCCACTGACCGATGAGGAGATGCAGACCACCATCGATGTGTGGACGTACCAGTTTGGCGACTATGACGGCGATACTGTCAAGAGGGCTTTTCTGGCGGCGAACCGGGTATGCGTTTATCCGGTCACGGTGGCCGACATCTTCAAGCAGCTTTCCCAGTGCCTTGACCCGTCCGCCGAATGGGAAGCTCTGGCTGTAGCGGCACGCAAGGCACAGACATTTTTGAGCTGGAGAAAGTTCCCGATGGTGACCGGCATTGACGAAAAGGGCGGGCTGCTGCGTAGTGACGGACAGAAAGAACTGCAAGCTCTGTATGACCAACTCCCCCCGGCAGCAAAATCCTATGCCGGGAGCGTTGGAGGGCTTGCAGAGCTGGCTGAAATGCCAGACCTTACATACCGCCGTGCCGAATTTTTGAAGCAGGCACAGGGTGATATTTCTACTACGCCGAGGGAAGCTGCCCGTCTGAGAGCCGGGCGCACCCAGGCCAGACTGGAGGCAGCCAATGAGTAAGTTCAAGGTTTTAGGGGAGTGCCGCAACGAGGGCGGCACAGATATTCACAGCTGGATTTTGGAAGCGAAGAACCCAGGCGAGGCGGAATATATCGCCGTCTCCATGGCTCGGGCCTTTTACCCCGAGTTTGATGAGTTCGAGCCTGTAAGAACGGAGGAAATGCAATGTCTAAGGAAGTCGTCTTGATTGACCGCGACGAGCTGCTCAAGCACGAGGTCATGATTATCACCAAGGGCAACGCCGCCTTTCACGGTGTCCCGTCCTCGCTTATCGAGACAGCCCCGGTTATTGGCCTCAAGAGTCTGTGGCCCGTATGGAGAGACCCGGAAACCAACCCGCCGAAGGTCGAAGAAGAAGTGCTGATTATGTATCAGACCGCATCTGGAGGATGCGGAATCACAACGGCCCACTACGAAGATGGAACGCTCTTATCCCAAGATAGCATTTTTTGCTGGGATGAACTTGCAGCATGGGGCGAGCTGGATGAAGAACATGATGATTACATCATCCCCAAAGGGTGGTGGGAATATCGCCACTTCAATCAGGACGAAGTCTACAACAACAGGGTAGATTATCCTGTGAGGGGCTGGATGCCGCTGCCGCCGGAGGTGCTGAAAAATGACGATGACACCGTGTAAAGACTGCTCTGCACGGCACCCGGTATGCCACGACAGCTGCCCCAAGTACGCCGAGTTCAAGCGCCAGCGCGGCGCAGAAGCCGCTTACACCCGAGAGATGCTGGACACAGGCAAGGTCTACCACTACGACCACGAGGACCGCCACCGGGAGCGAGGCCGCAAGAAGTACATGGGAGCGAACGGAGGAGCGGACAGATGAAACCAAAAACCAAATCTGAGCTGATGGCCGAGTGGGCCAGCCAGCCCGACCAGCTCAAAAGAGAGCGGGAAGTCAAGGCCATCCGCAAGGCGATGGACGATGCCCGCGCCGTGATGCAGGACGGTCTGGCCCGGTACGTCAAGAAAAAGACCAAAGCCCGCAGCATGGCAAAGGCTGAAGCTGACCCCTTTGCTGAACTGGAAGGCTGGGAAAGCATGGAGCAGATCCAGGATGCCTACGGCTATGGCGAGATTACTGCCGACAGGCGGGACAAACTCACCGACTTGTGGGAAGCCCGGGAAGCTGCAAGAAACAGCCGCAAGGGTGCGGACAAGTACCACGACCTTGTGACGGAGATGCTGGAAACGGCCATCCGCCGGGTGGGCAATGAGTACGCAGATATGCTGTTTGAGTATGACCAGCAGCGCCGAGAAGCTGAAAAACAGTGCGAGCAGCTGGCAATGGAAGGGATGATGAAAAAATGAAGGCTATCTTGATGAGCATCCGGCCTGAATGGTGCGACCTCATCATTCGGGGGCAAAAGACCCTTGAGGTGCGTAAGACCCGCCCGAAGCTGGAAACGCCGTTCAAGGTGTACATCTACTGCACAAAAGCTCCGCAGCAACTCATCACCATTTTCAAGGATGGCGAAGAAACGATGGACGGCGAAATCCATCACGGAAAGCCTGTGTTCATAAAGCTCAATAAGCTACTTCCGGACAGCGTTCGCGGTAAAACTCAGGCGGTTATTGGAGAGTTCATTTGCGATGACATCCGACGCATTGGCCCTGAATACTGTATCGTCAAAGAAGATATCGAGTCTGCAATTTCTGGAAGCTGTCTCACAGTACCGCAAGTCAAAGACTATGCCGGATGGAAGTCCGGGATGAGTTATGCAGATTTGAAAGACTTGTATGGCTGGCATATTTCAAACTTCAAACTCTACAAAAAGCCAGTAAAGCTTAAAGATTTCTGGGCGATACAGCCCTGTACGCATCGCGGAGACTGTTGCACCTGCCGCAGATGGGACGCAGAAAAGCTGATTTGCCGGGGAGAAGCATTCGGAATCGAACGCCCTCCGCAAAGCTGGTGTTACATGGAGGACGGCAGATGAAACTGACCCTCTACGGCGACCCACGCACCAAGAAAAACTCTGCCCGCATCCTCAAAAGCCGCTCGGGCGGGCGCTTTGTGGCCCCCAGCAAGGCCTACGTGGATTATGAGACGGACTGCCTGCTGCAAATCAAAAGGCCGCACAGCCCTATCTCTGCCCGCGTGAACGTGAGGTGTGTGTACTACATGAAGACAGCCCGCCGGGTCGATCTGGCAAACCTCATCGAGGCAACCACGGACATTCTGGTAAAAGCCCACGTGCTGGAGGACGACAACAGCCGCATCGTTGCCGCCCACGATGGCAGCCGGGTGGAGCTTGATCGGAAGAACCCGAGGGCGGAAATTGAGATTGAAGAAATGGAATGTGCAACATGAAGATCGGATTGGTTGACGTGGACGGACACAATTTTCCAAACCTTGCATTGATGCGGATTTCAAGCTATCACAAGGCAAAAGGCGATGATGTTGAATGGTGGTGGAGTGATTTTATCCACTATGACATTGTGTACATGAGTAAGATTTTTTCAGACGTGTACAGCCCTGACGTGCCAAAACCTTTGAACGCTGACAAGGTGATTAAAGGCGGCACGGGATACGCGATCCGCACAGTGGACGGCAAAGAAATATTCGATAAATCGAAAGACGTTGATTTGCCGCCTGAAATCGAAAAGTCTTTCCCCGATTACAGCATTTATCCACAATTCCCGTTTGCAGTCAGCATGACAAGCCGGGGATGCCCAAGAGGATGCTCTTTCTGCCATGTTGCAGCAAAAGAGGGAAGATGTGCCGTAAAAGTGGCAGATGTAATCGACTTTTGGTGTGGTCAGGACGAAATAAAAGTTTTAGACCCAAACATCACAGCTTGCAAAGACAAGCGTGACCTTATGCAGCAGTACATTGACACCCACGCCAAAATCGACTTCACGCAAGGTCTGGATATTCGATTGTTGAATCAAGCAGACATTGAGGACATCAACAAGATGCGTATCGGCACGCTACATTTTGCGTGGGATAACCCTAACGATGACTTGAAAGACAAGTTTGAGGACTTTGCAAAGGGCTTTCGGCGCAAGTCAAACATTGGCATGGTTTACTGTATAACGAACTTTAACAGCACGTTGGAACAAGACCTGTATCGCATATACACGCTTCGTGATCTGGGTTACGATCCCTATGTGATGATTTATAACAAGCCATCTGCACCGAAAGAGATTCGGCGCTTGCAAAGATGGTGTAACAACAAGATAATCTTCAAGTCGGTAAAACGATTTGAGGACTATATGACGTAAGGGAGGATGATATATGGTGAACACGAGGACACCTGACACCGACACGCCGAAGCCTGACAGCGGCGTGGACTACCGCACCGTCAAAGCATGGTTTCAGCAGTGCCTGGACGGGCAAAAGGCCGTTGAGGCACAGCGTGCAAAAATTGCACAGATAAGGCTGCTTGCCAGCCATATCACGCCCAGCATGACGGGTATGCCGCTGGCACCTGGCAACGGGGACAAGGTTGGAGAGGGCGCTGCAAACGTCGTGGATGAGCGGCGCAGGCTCCAGCGGATGGAAACCGACCTGTGCAATCTGCGCATGGAAGCCACCCGGAGGGCGTACTGCCTGTATGAGCTGCCGGAATGCGCAAAGGCCATCTGCGAGTACTACGTCAACGGAAAGACGCAAACGGTCATTGCGCAGGAATCGGGCTTTCTCGACCCGCGCGTCATTCGGAGCCGGATCAAGCGAGGGCTTATCACTCTAGCGGAAATCTGGGACAGTTTTGATAAAAACGCACAAAAATAAAGCACGTTTTTATACATGCGGTGTCCTGTTAAAATCCTCATGGATAGGCTAAAATAATTACAAGCGATTCAGCGCTTTGAGCGCGACGCTTGCCACGCGGCCTCCGAAACGGTTCCACCAGGCGGGTTTTCATGCTTTCCCGCTCCTTCCCCGTTTCGTGGGCTGCTTCTATGCGAGATTCCGAAACGGCTCCGCTCAGAGCTGCGCAACTTTGAGTGCAGTGGGCAGGTTCGAGGCCTTCCTCTCCGCGCGGTTTGACTCCGCGATCTCGCTCCATAACGCGGGGCAGCTGTACCCGCAACTGCCTGACGCATGGGGCTCATCACCCCACCGGCAACACCTCCTTTCTGGCTTTTTCTTCTCTATGTCACACGCATTTTTCCATAACAGCAGAGCCGGAATCCTAAGCGCGCCGTTCCTTGCGCGCAGGATGTGCGTCAACAAAGCCCCGAGACCGCAAACCCGGGGCTTTTTCAATGCCATGTGGCCGCCTGAGCGCAGTTTGGAGCGCGTGTCAGCTGAAATATTGCTGGCTGGTTCGAGTCCAAGGGCGGCTTTTATACTCCGGTAGCTCAAGTGGTAGAGCGGCGGTCTCCAAAACCGCATGTTGCAGGTTCGAGTCCTGCCGGGAGTGTTTGCGTGCCCTATGAGGGGGCCGCGCAATAGCGGGGCATCTGGCCGCGAAAGTTCCGGATGCAGCAGCACCAACCGTTTTACGCCTGTCCGTTAAACTGAATGTACGGGTGCTGCTTATTTTGATATTCTGACCGTTCGGGTTTCCGGGCGGTTTTTCTTTTGCATGAGTTTAGAGAGGTGGTGGCGGTGAGTGCGAAGCGGCTGACAGACAGGCAAAAAAAGAAGATCGTTGCTGACTATGTGCAGCTGCAGAGTTACGCCAGAGCTGCCAAGCTGAACGACGTGGCAGAAAGCACCGTGCGGAAAATCGTGAAAGATAATCCCAAGTGTGCGGATTTGTGCGCCTTAAAAAAAGAGCAGAACACGCAGGACATGCTTTCCTACTTAGGCAGCAAGCGCGGGGAAGCGCAGGATCTTCTCGGGCTGTACCTAAAAGCGATGGCAGACCCGGACAAAATCGCAGAAGCGACGCTGCCGCAGCTGTCCACGGCGTTTGGAACCATCGTGGACAAGTTTGCTATGCTGGGAGACCAAAGCGGCATAGAAGCCCCGGACGATGGCCTGCTTGAGGCCCTGAACGCCGCCGCGGACATCAGCCCGCCGGATGACGTGGAGATGCTGCCAAAGGAAGAGGAAGACCATGCGGAAAAGTAACGGTTTTCGCTGGAAAGCCCTCAGCCAGCGGCAAAAGCAGGTCTTGAGCTGGTGGACACCGCAGAGCGCATACAGCAGCTACAACGGCATCATTGCTGATGGTGCTATCCGCTCAGGCAAGACCTTTGCCATGAGCTTTTCGTTCGTCCAGTGGGCCATGACCTGCTACAGCGGCCAGCAGTTTGCCATGTGCGGCAAGACCATTGCCAGCTTCCGGCGCAACGTGCTGGGCACGCTCAAGCAGCAGCTTGCAGCCAGGGGGTACAACGTCAAGGAGCACCGGGCAGAAAACTGCATGACCGTCAGCAAGGGCGGCAAAGTTAACGAGTTTTACTTTTTCGGCGGCAAGGACGAGAGCAGCCAGGACCTGATCCAGGGCATCACCCTTGCCGGGGCATTCTTTGACGAGGTGGCCCTGATGCCGCAGAGCTTCGTCAATCAGGCCACAGCCCGATGCTCTGTCACCGGGTCAAAGTTTTGGTTTAACTGCAACCCAGCCAGCCCACAGCACTGGTTTTATCTGGAATGGGTGCGCAAGTGCCGTTCCCGCAAGATGATGTATCTCCATTTCACGATGGACGACAACCTTTCGCTTTCCGAGGACATCAAGGCCAGATACCGCAGCCAGTACAGCGGCGTTTTCTATCAGCGCTACATTCTGGGCCTGTGGACGGTGGCAGAGGGTCTCGTTTATGACATGTTCGACCGTAAGAAGCACGTCGTTGATGAGCTGCCGCAGCTTTCGCCAAAGAGCGCCTATGTGGCGTGCGACTTCGGCACACAGAACGCAACGGTTTTTTTGCTGTTCCAGAAGCAGGCAGATGCAGACTGCTGGATCGTCACCCGGGAGTACTACTACAGCGGCCGCGAACAGAAGCGACAAAAGACCGTGGGCGAGTATGTCACAGACCTCAAGACGTGGCTGAACGGACTCAAGCCGGAGAGGATCATCGTGGACCCCTCTGCTCTGCCCCTGATTACAGAGCTTCGCAAGAATGGCTTTACACAGACCCACGCAAACAATGACGTTCTGAGCGGCATTCTGGACGTGCAGACCATGCTGCAGACAGGACGGCTGAAGATCTACAAAGACTGCAAGCACACGCTGGAAGAGTTCGGCGTGTACGCTTGGGATCCGGACAAAGACGATACCGTTCTAAAGGTCAACGACCACTGCATGGACGCTATCCGCTATTTCGTGCGCACAAAGCGCCTTGTGAAACTGAGGGATTGATTTTGAGCACTACATACACATTTCAGACTTTCCAGCAGGCGCAAGCCGCCGGGGAGCAGCCTGATTTCATCCGGCGGTTCGTGCAGCAACACTGCGCTTCCAAGCCCTACAAGATGGCTCTGGACGCCGACCTGTACGATGCCCAGAAAAACCCGGGAGCTGAGCGCTTTGCGCAGGCTTACGCTTTGATGCTGAAGCGCCTGTCCAAAAACACCAGGCAGGACATCCTACACCCCGATATGGTCAAGAGCAATCTTTTCCGGCGGCTCAACAAGCAGCGGGCGACCTACTCCCTCGGAAACGGCGTGGTCTTTGCTGACGATGGCGTGAACAAGGACAAACTTGGGCAAAGCTTTGACGAGCAGATCCAGAAAGCCGGATATTTCGCCCTGATCCACGGCGAGAGCTTTGGATTCTGGAACAATGACCGTTTGGTGGTTTTCAAGCTGACCGAGTTTGCTCCCCTGTACGATGAAAAGACAGGCCTTTTGCAGGCAGGTGTACGCTTCTGGCGGCTGAATCCTGACACGGATATGCACTATATCCTGTACGAGCTGGACGGCTTCACTGAGTACACGGAAAGCAAAATCGGCAGCACGATGCAGGAGACAACGCCGAAGCAGGCATACAAGAGCGTGACCGTCACCACACCCGGCGGCGGGCTGGAAAGCGTGGAAGGCGAAAACTACAGCGCTCTTCCCATTGTGCCGCTGTGGGGCTCCGACCTGCACCAGAGCACCCTCGTGGGCCTGAAAGCCTACATTGACAACACAGATCTGGTGATGTCCGGCTTCTGCAATGACTTGCAGGACTTTTCGCAGATCTACTGGCTGTGCGAGAACTTCAACGGCATGACCGATGACGAGCTGCAGGAGTTCCTCGTCAAGCTGAATCTGTACCATATTGCAGGCGCAGACACCAGCGAGGGCGGCAAGATCACCCCCTACACCACCGAGATTCCCGTGACGGCCCGGCAGGCTCTTTTGGAGCTGCTCCACACACGGGTGTATGAGGACTTCGGCGGTCTGGATGTGCATTGCGTGAGCGCAGACAGTACCAACGACCATCTGGATGCAGCCTATGAACCGCTGAACCAGAACGCGGACGATTTCGAGGCGCAGGTCAAGCCGTTCATACGGCAGATCTGCGCACTGGCTGGCTTTGACAACGCTATGCCGACATTCAACCGTAGCAAGATCACCAACACAACTGAGCAGGTCGCAACGGTGATCTCCGAGGCACCGATCATCGGGCAGGACATGGCCATTGACCTGCTGCCCAACCTGACCCCGGAACAAAAGGAGCAGGCAAAAGCCGCGCTGATGGCTGAGAGCGCAACACGGGAGACCGTGGACGACGAGGAGGATGAAGACGATGGCTGAAAACATCATCGGCAAGTTTGTTATTGAGCTGGACGAAAACGACAGGAAACTTTTGGAGCGGTTTGCAAATGCAGTCGAATTGATGCAGCCGACCACGACTGATTGGGACGAGCCAAAAGTCCGCGCAGTAGGCGTTGACGAACTCGGAAACATCAAATGGGGACCCGCCGGGGAAAACAATGAACGACCGTGACCGCATCTCTACCCGCCAGCTGAACCGCCTGCGCCGCCGTATTCTCCGGGTGTATGGCACTGCCCGCCGGGAGATGCAGGAGCAGCTCACCGAGTTTCTGGCAAAGTATAAAGCGCTGGACGAGCGCAAGCGGGCGAAGCTGGATGCAGGCGAGATCACCGAGGATGATTACCGCATCTGGCTGCAAAATCAGGTCTTTCAGTCCGATTTGATGCACGCCAAGCTGGACGGCATCACACAGACCTGCACCACAGCCCAAGAAAAGGCCTACAGGATGGCCCGGGACGAGCAATACAATATCTTTTCCTTTGGTGCAAACTGGGCTTTCTACGAGCTGGAACAGGCCGCAGGCGTGACGTTCGGGCTGACCCTGTACAACACCGAAACGGTCAAGCTCCTGCTGAAAGAGAACCCCCGCATGGTGCCCAACAAGCGCATCAAGAGCGAGAGCAACCGCACCTATGATGCCCGGGTGTTCAATCGCTACGTCATGCAGGGCATCGTGCAGGGCAAAAGCGTCCACGACATCGCCGTGCAGGCCGTCAACGGCATGGCTGATACAGAGATCCACTGGGCCATGAACAACGCCATCACAGCCCTTACCAGTGCCCAGAACGCCGGGGCTTTGCAGCAGATGCGAAACGCCCAGGCTTTGGGCATTGAGGTCAAAAAGTGCTGGAACTCCACCCACGACTACCGCACCCGTGAAATGCACCGCCTGCTTGACCAGCAGACGGCAGAGCTTGACGAGCCGTTCAAGGTCATGGGCTACGAGATTCAGCGCCCCGGCGACCCCAACGCCGCCCCGGAGATGGTCTACCACTGCCGCTGCGTGCTGTCCTCTGCGCTGGGCAAGTATCCCCGGCAGAACGCCATGCAGCGGGACAATGTGACCAAAGAGACCACCCCCGTCATGGATTACACCGAGTGGTATAAATCCAAGGGCGGCAAAGAAAAAGAGCAAATGTGGTGGGCGGAGGAACGCAAGAGAAAGAATGGATGAGCCGTGAACTTTAACTATGACATCAAATTCACCGACAACACCCCGCGGCTGCATGAGGCTCTGGACTCATGGGCGGAGCGGGTGCTGACCATCTGGGGCATGAAAGTGCAGGACTACGCCAAGCTTCTTGTTCCTACTGGAACGGCAGACAGCACAGGCATTGAGGGCTACGTAGGCGGTGCGCTCAAGCAGAGTTTGACCTTTGCCCTCGACCTTGCCAAAAAGACCGTGACCATCGGCAGCAATTTGTTTTACAGCGTCTATGTGGAGCTTGGCACGGGCATCTTTGCCGAGAAAGGCAACGGACGCAAAACGCCGTGGGTCTGGAAAGACTTCAACGGCAAGTGGCATTTTACCCGGGGCATGGCCCCCCGTCCGTTCCTCCGCCCGGCGGTGGAGGAACACATTGATGAGCTGCGAGAGATCGCAGTGGAAGAAGGAAACCGGGAAACCTAAATATATCATTGACTTTTGTGTAACCAAATGTTATAATAATTATGGTGACACAAAAGTGAGGTGATTTATATGTCGCCTAGAACAGGACGGCCAACATCCGACCCTAAGACCCATGACACACGGATTAGAATGTCTGACGATGAAGTTCGTATGTTGAATATCTGCTGTGAAAAAACTGGCTTAACAAAAGCCGATGTTATTCGCAAAGGCATAAAGGAGTTGTACGAACGCCTGACAAAATAATAAGCTCTCGCCCACCGACTACCAATCATCGGGCGAGAGCTTGCAAAGCACCAGAGGTTTCCCCTTTGGTAAATCCATTATACCAAACTGGGCGACCTCTTACAAGTAAATAAGAGGTATTTTTACAATGGAAACGCCAAAAATCACGAAAGCGGAACTTGAACTGGATGCTGTTTCTGGTGAACTCCGCACAATGCACAGCCTGTTGACCATTTTCGCCGACTGGTTTGACGAGACGCACAAGGCCGATATGATTGACCGAGAGCGAGACGAACGGCTAGTCAGCCAGCTTTGGCAAGAAGCACCGATGTACAACTCTTTGATTACGGCTTTGTTTGCATCCATCACCGGTCTGGAAAAGGAAGTCGATGCAGTTCTTGAATTGGAGATTGCGAGGGTCGGCAATGGATGCTAAAAAAGATATTGAAGGGAAAAGATTTGGCAGACTAATTGCGATAGAGCTTGTTCCGGGAAATGGACGTTCCAGATGGAAATGTGTTTGCGACTGCGGTAATACTATAGAAGCAAATCGAACCAATTTGGTATCTGGAAATACCAAAAGCTGTGGATGTTTAAGAAAGGAAACTTCACGAAAAAATGTAGAAAAGCACCCATTTACTAAAAAGCATGGGAAGCACGGAACCAGAATATATGAAACGTGGGCAAATATGCTTTCTAGGTGTAGAAATCCTAAAACCAGATCGTATAGAGATTATGGATCCAGAGGAATCAAAGTATGTGAAGAGTGGCTTGAATTTGAAAATTTCTATAAATGGGCGTTATCATCGGGGTATAAAGAAAATTTAACGATTGACAGAATAGATGTTAATAAGGATTATTCACCAGAAAATTGCAGATGGGCAACAACAAAGCAACAGGCAAGAAACAAAAGAACATCCGTTTTTATTACTTATAAAGGAGAGACCAAGGTATTAAAAGATTGGGCGATAGAGTATAAAATAGACAGCTCAACGCTAAAAGGAAGAATTTCGAGAGGATGGAGAATTGAAGACGCACTAACAAAACCGGTAAAAAAGTAAATTTTTTTGGAAGAAGCTCACATTGTGGGCTTCTTCTTTTTATACCCAAATTCCAATATATGCCGCTTTAGCTCAGGTTGGCAGAGCGCCGGATTTGTAATCCGGGGGCCGTGGGTTCAAGCCCCACAAGCGGCACCACACCGGCAGCACGTCCGGCAAATAAACCTTATTGCCAAGCATGGCAGCCCGAGCAAGGGCAGAAAGGACTATCACATGGCACTCGAACGCAAGACTCTCCGGGCGATTCTGGAAGATGAAACGACCGACACCAGCGGCAAGCTCAAGAAAATTCTGGACGTGCTGCATGAGGAAACGGACACTTTGCAGAACCAGCTCGATGAGAAGAACGCAGCCCTCGCCAAAGCCGAAAAGGACCGCGACGCAGCCAACGACGGCAAGCAGGCCGCAGAAAAGGCGCTGACCGACTACAAGGCCCAGCAGACCCAGAAAGACACCCACGCAGCCAAGGAAGCCAAGTTCCGGGAGCTGCTGAAGTCCGCAGGGGTGCTGGACAAGTATGCTGATCGGGTCGTGCGGCTGTCTGGCGAGGATATCGACAAGCTGGAGCTGGACGATAAAGGCGAGGTCAAGGACGCCAAGAAGCACGCCGACAGCCTGAAAGCTGATTGGAGCGACTTCGTAGGCACTACGACCACCACCGGCGCAAAGGTGGACACCCCGCCCACCAACACCGGCTCCAAAATGACAAAAGACCAAATTTTTGCAATCAAGGACGCTGGCGAACGCCAGGCCGCGATTGCTGCAAATGCCGACCTTTTCACGGGCGGCGGAAAGGACTAACACATGGAAGCAAAGACCAATCTGATCACCACCACCGAGATCACCGTCAACCCTCGGGAAATCGACTTTGTGACACGCTTCCAGCGCAATTGGGAGCACCTGCGGGAGATCATGGGCATCATGCGCCCCATTCGGATGCAGCCCGGCACCGTGCTGAAAAGCAAGTACGCCCAGGGCACCCTGCAGAGCGGCACCGTGGCAGAGGGCGAGGAGATCCCCTACAGCCAGTACACCGTCAAGGAGAAAGACTACGGCAAGATCACAATCGAAAAGTACGCCAAGGCCGTCTCCCTGGAGGCAATCCAGAACTATGGCTATGATGTGGCCGTGCAGAAGACCGATGACGAGTTCCTGTTCGACCTGACCGCAAAGGTCACGGACAAGTTCTACAAATACCTGAACACCGGCAGCCTGAAAGGCACGCCCAAGACCTTCCAGATGGCTCTGGCCATGGCAAAGGGCAGCGTGGAGAACAAATTCAAGAATATGCACCGCACCGTCACCGGCGTCGTGGGCTTTGCCAACGTCCTGGACGTGGCGGAGTACCTGGGCACCGCCCCGATCACCATCCAGAACCAGTACGGCTTCCAGTACATCAAGGATTTCATGGGCTACAACACCATCTTCCTGCTGTCTGACGGCGAGATCGCAAAGGGCAAGGTCATTGCCACCCCCGTGGACAACATCGTGATGTACTACGTTGACCCCTCCGACAGCGACTACGCAAAAGCTGGGCTGGTGTACACCACCGCGGGCGAGGCCAGCAACCTGATTGGCTTCCACACCCAGGGCAACTACACCACCGCCGTCTCTGAGAGCTTCGCCATCACCGGTGTGACCCTGTTTGCTGAGTACCTGGACGGCATCTCTGTCCAGACCATTACCCCGGGTGAATCGGTCTAACCTGCAAGGGGGTGACTTTGCATGACCGTCCCCGAGCTGTGCGTTTACACGCATAATTTTTTTGACCGGGCAGACGACCCCGTTTCCGGGGAGTTCGCCTTTGAGCCGGATACCGTGCCCGCCGGGGTAGTGCCGGGGCAGTATTTCCTCGTGTGCGGATCCATCTTCAATGACGGCGTGCACAAGGCCGGGGACGGTGACCTGACCGCCGAGACCTTTACCGGGACGGTGCAGCCCATGCGCGTGCCGCCTGATTTTGTGGCGCTGGCTGAAAAAATCGACGCATACGACAAGGCTCTGCCGTCCGGCGGCGTGTATGTGTCCCAGTCCTTTGCCGGGTGGTCCGGCACGATGGCTACAGGCACGGACGGCCTGCCAGCAGACGGAAAGACCCGCTATAAATCCGAGATCAATCAGTGGAGGAAGATGTGACATGGTCAATTCGTTCACTGCATCCACCGTGATGCAGAGCTTTACCCAAAAATACCGTTTTCAGACCCGCAGCTATGAGCCGGACGGCGTGGGCGGCTTTGTGTCCGGCTGGCAGGACGGCCCCGAGTTTGAGGCCGTGGAGCGCCACGACACCACCGTGGAAGCTCAGGTGGCGGAGCAGGCTGACACCGCCTCCACCTATACCCTGCTGGTCAACACGGGTGTGCCGCTGGCTTTCCCGGACTACATCAAGCGGGTAAGCGACGGGCAGACCTTTCAGATCACAATCACAGCGGACGAAACCAAGTCCCCGCCGGAATCCGGCATGGGGCTGCGGGCCGTCAAGTGCAAAAAGGCGGTGCTGCCGTAATGGGGGCCGCTGAGAGCATCAACCGGGTGCTGAACACGTTCTTCAACGGGTTCGGCATCCCAGGCTATCTGGAAGATAACATCCCGCCCGCCGCTTCACTGCCCTACCTGACCTACAAGCCCGCTGTCCCCGGCGGTTGGAACGAGGAAGCGTCGTTTCATGGCCGCTTGTGGTACCCCAGCAGCGCAGGGCGTTTACCCATTTTACAGACCGAAGACAAAATCAGCGCAGCCCTTGCAGGCAGTTTGACCGTGCCGTGCGAGGGCGGCGCTATTCTTTTGCGCAAAGGCACCCCGTGGGCCCAACCGATGGACAACCCGCCCGAGGGCTATTTGTGCGAGTACCTGAATTTTGAGATCACGCAGCTATGCGAGTAAGGAGAATTATGGGAAGAAAATTTACCAAAATTTCCGCAGAAGCATTCAAGTCCATGCAGATCAACGCGGGCCTTGTGCTGAACAAGTTCGACACTGAGGGCCAGACCGCCGTCGCTGATGCAGACATCATCTGCGCAACCACTGGCGGCATCACCGCCACCTGCACCCCAAACATCACCGACCTGGGCGAAGATGTGGACAACTGCCAGAAGAACACCGTGGAGCTCATGGAAATTGAGGACTACGACTGCACGCTGGCCTTCACCGCGCTGAATACCTCCGCCGAGGTCATCCGCATGGCGCTGGGCGCAGCGGACGTGGCCGGAGGCAAGGTTACGCCCCGCATGACGTTCAAAACCGACAAGACCACGGGCGACTTCAAAACCATCTGGTTTGTGGGCGACCTCATCGGCGGCGGTTATGTGGCTGTTCGGCTGGATAACGCAATCAGCACGGGCGGCCTGTCCCTCAAGACAACTGACAAGGGCAAGGGCAATGTTTCCGTCACCCTGACGGGATGTGTCCGCATGGGCGACGAGACCGTCCCCATGGAGTTCTTTGTAAGCGAAGACGCGGCAGCATAAGGAGTGGATCACATGAAAACTCTCAACCAAATGGACGAAACAGAATTTCTGCGCCACTGTTACATGATCGCGGACAAAGTGGCCACCCTGCTGACCGAGACGCAGGTGATGGAGCTGCGCAAAGTCGGCCCCATCCTCACGGGCAGTGAGACGCCGGACGAAGTAAAGGCCAAGCAGGAAGCACAGAGCCGCAAGAACATCAAGGCAATGGCAAAAAAGCTGCTGTTCGACAACGCTCAGAACACCGCGGAGCTGCTGCCTTTGCTGTATGAGCTGGAAACGGACAAGGACGGCAACCCTGAAAAGATGACTCCTTTCAAAACCCTGCGCGTCATCACGGAGACCATCAACGACCGGGATGTGCTGGATTTTTTATCCTCGTTGGTGAGGTTGGCTCAGACCGATATCGGCGGCTGATCTCATCCATCCGGCTGGATATGCTGAAAGCCATTGGAAAGCCCTACATTGCCCAACATTGCGTCAATGCGATGCAGCAGGAAGCTTACGAGAAGAGCTACCGCGCCTACATCACGGACGCTCTGGCTGGCCTTGTGGGCATGGAGTGCCGGTGGGTGGATACCCTGCCCGACTTTAATGCTTCCACCCGGCCCCAGCAGAGCGCAGAGGAAATCAAGGCCCGTATTCTGGCCGGGCTGAACGGAGGTGATACGCCCTGAAACTTTTTGAATTGATGGCCACTCTTGGGCTGGACACGTCCGCGTATGAGCGTGGCATCAACAACGTCCAGAGCGAGACCAAAAAGACCGTGACGGCGCTTTCCAGCGAGTACAGCAAGGCCGCAAAAAGCGTGCTGGAACTGACAAAGCAGTATAACGAATCTGCCGCCAAGACGGGCAAGACCTCGGCTGAAACTAAAGAGCTGAAAAATCAGCTTGCAGCAGCCGAGGCGCAACTCAAAACGACTGCCTCCGCCCTGAAATCCGCAAACAACGGCATGGACTCCTTTGGCAAGTCGGCCAGCAGTACGGGAAGCGGGCTGACGGCGGCGCTGACAAAATCGCAGCTTCTGGCTTCTGCCATCTCCACGCTTTCCTCCGCGGCCCTCAGCGGCGCAAAACAGTTTGTGTCTATGGGCATCGAGTACAACGCCCAAATCGAGAGTTACCGCGTGGGCCTGACCAATATGTTGGGCGACGCACAGGCGGCCAATGAGGCCATGCAAGCCATTCAGGAAGATGCAGCACGCACCCCGTTCAGCGTGGATTCGCTGACACAGGCAAACCAGCTGCTGATCAGCGCGGGCGAAAATGCGGAATACTCCCGCAAGGTCATCATGGCGCTGGGCGATGCTGTTTCCGCCACAGGAGGAGGCAACGCGGAGCTTTCCCGCATGGCAGCCAATCTGCAGCAGATCGCAAACGTGGGCAAAGCGTCCGCAATCGACATCAAGCAGTTTGCCTATGCAGGCATCAACGTTTATCAGGTGCTGGCTGACTACACCGGCAAATCGGTGCAGGAAGTCCAGAACATGACCATCAGCTATGATCTGCTGTCTGAGGCCCTTATCGCTGCCAGCGAGGAGGGCGGGCGCTACTACAACGCCATGGACACCCAGAGCCAGACCATGAATGGCCGCGTTTCCACCCTGAAAGACAACGTGAGTCAGCTTGCCGGGCTCATGACGGGCGACCTCAGCAGCGGAATCGGTGTGGTAATCTCCAACCTCAACGATATGACCGTGGCGGCCATTGATGCTTACAAAACGGACGGCTGGAAGGGGCTCGGCGAGGCCATTCTGGAACTGAACAACCCCATCAACTCCGTCATCAATAAATTTGGCGAGCTTGGCTCTGCCGGAATCGGCGTTCTCGATAAATTGAGCTTTAAGCTCAACAAAGCCCTCGGGAAGAATGCTTACGCGGGGTACGAGAACAGCAACGAAGGATACAATCAGTACCGCTCTGACAAAAACAGCCAGAGCAACTACGACCGCCGACGGCAGGACGCTAAAAACGGAAAGGGCATCTACAACGAAAGCTGGACGGAACGGCAGGCAAAGGCTGCTGCAGCCGCCGGAAGTGGCGGAAGCAGTATCACTGCCTCTGGCGGCAGAACAGGCGGTGGCACAGGCAAAAGCTCTACCGCCAAAGCGGCTGCTGATACCAAAAAGCTGGCAGATACCGTCACCGAAACGTCGAAGCAGATCCTTGCCGGAACGGGCAACATCGTGGGCAACATCCAGCGCGTGGTGGAGACTGCCGACAATACCTACAACGTCTACGACGGCACCACCAAAAAGCTCAAGGGCACCACAAAGGAGACCGTGGAGACCATCACGGACTCTTGGAAGGAAGTGGTGGACGGCACAGAGAAGACCATCAAGTCAGTCACAAAGAAAGTGACCGATGCGGCCGGAAACGTGACCACGACCACGCAAAAGACTTGTGACGATGTGGTTTTGTCCGTGACGGAGCTGCAAAGCCGCATTGACCAGAACCTCAGCAATGCGCAGAAGCAGTGGTCAAACGGCATCTTTGGCCGCCTGCAAAACGCGTTCACCGACCTGAAAAACCGCAACTGGGCCGGGCTGGCTACAGACGTGGCAAAGCTCATCTGGGGCGAGGTCTCGCAGGAACAGCGCGAGATCATCTCCAAGTGGTCGGTGGATGCGCTGACGGCCATCAACGAGAGCTACAGCGGCGGCGGGGCCAAGGCGGCGTATGAGAGCATCAAGGCCCTCTTTACCAACGGCATCGCCGAGGGCGTGACGGAGGCCGGGACCAAAATCGAGAGCTTTAACAAGATCCTGGAAGGTCTGGGCGCTTCTGGTGGCGTGGGTACAAAGCTGGCGGGCATCGCCACGAGCTTTTCCAGCATGTCCGGCGGCGTGATCTCCAGCCTGGGCGGCATCGTGTCCTTTATCACTTCCAACCCCATTGTGGCGGCGATTCTGGGCCTCACGGTGCTGGCGGGTGGCATTGGGCTGGCAGCGCTCTCCAAAAAGAGCAAGGGCAGCGACAGCGTGACGGGTGGAAACCCTGACAGCCCGTTCTCCAAAACGCCCATCTATGACTCGCTGGCGGAGTTTTCGGCCCGTGCAGACTCTCTGAGCCGCTACAGCACGGCCACTGTGTCGCCGTTCAGCGGCCAGCAGGACAGCACCGGAAAGCAGCAGCTCAGTGTGCTTCAGCGCATTTCCAATTCTCTGGACGAACATCTCCCGGCCATTGGCACCGGGCAGGTGGTGTTTGATACCGGAGCCGTGGCAGGTGCTTTGCGCCCGGCGCTGGTAGACGGCATTGACCGGGATTTGGGCACACGTGCCACACGGAAAGCGAGGGGCGGCTAAATGGCAGCACTACAAGGCGTACAGCTGGGCGACTACCACACCCTCAAAGACTGGGGGCTTTATCTCGTAGTGGGCGGAACCACCGTGGGTGAAGCCGAGGTGGACGAGCACCTGGTAAAAGTCCCGGGCGGTGACAGACTGCTCAATCTGACCAAAGCACTGGATGGCAAAGTGCACTACACCCAGCGAAAAATCACCATCACCCTCAAGTGCGTAAAACCGAAAAAATACTGGCCCAATGTGCAGCGTACCCTCGAAATTGCGCTGCAAGGCCAGTGGCTGCGGTGCATCTTTGATGATGACCCGTCTTGGTACTGGGAGGGCCTTTGGAAAGTGACCCCGCAGAGCCGTGACCGCTGGGAAAACGTTTTTGTTATCACAGGTACCTGCAACCCGCACAAGATCAGCCTGACCGCAGAAGCGGGGGCAGACTGGCTGTGGGATCCGTTCAACTTCGAGACGGACACCATCTACACCACACCAACAAAGGTAAAAAGCTTATGAGCTATAAAGTCTATGCCGGGACTCAGACGGCAATTGATACATGGAGCGAAAAGGTCTGTATCTATGACCCGGGTGCCGAGGATGACACCAAAATCCTGCTGGATCCGGTGCTCACGCGGGAAGACAGCAAAGCGGGCAGCTTTGAGGCTACCGTGCCGCTGGGCAATATCGCCCACTCTGCGTTGCAGAAGCTGAAAGCCATCGTGGAAGTGGAGCAGGACGGCGAAACGCTCTGGCAGGGGCGCGTCATGAGCCACGACATGGACTTTTATCTCAATCAAAAAATCTACTGTGAGGGCGAGCTGGCGTACCTCAACGACAGCTCCATGGCCCCGTACAAGTATGAGTGGATCACCATTTCCGAGTTTCTGGGTAAGGTGCTGGACAACCACAACAGCCAGACGGAGGGCTACAAGGCCTTTTACCGTGGCACCGTGGACGCGGGCGGCTATCAGCAGGTGCTTTATGCTACAGGCTGCACCGTCCAGAGCCACAAAGACGAGGACGATGACGGAAATGTAGACCGCTGGTATACATACCACGATCAGAGCGGCAGAATACTGGCTTCGATCGATGCTAACTCGTCCAGCTTCTTGGATGATGACCCATCCAGCTGGAAAGTGGGCTCCACCCACTACGTCGGCGGCAAGGATTATGTATGGGGCCAAGCTCAGGATGCCGCAACGGCTATTACAAAGACGTCCGACACTCTGTATACCGTCAGCACGGGCGTCGTGTACAGTGAGAGACCACAAAAAACCTATGTGGCCAATATCAAAGTGGTCACGTCCGGCAGCACAAAGCGGGCCATGTTTGAGCCCACCGACACCGAAAGCGACACATATACCGTAAATGTGGCGGATGATGGCAGCGTGACCGTGACCATCAAAAACGTTGTAACCGGGGCAACGACCACCACCACCGGCGTGGGCTATGTGCTGAAAAAAGAGTACAACCTGTATACCTTTGGCGACGGCAAAAACTTTGGCGTTACCTGGGATATCCTGCAGTCTGAGCTCACGGACACCTACGGCGGGCACTTTATCGTGCGGAGAGAGAAGCACCCATACTGGATAAATGGAGAAACTCATTACATCACCCTGCGGCATCTGGATTATGTGTCCAATGTCACCGAAAAAACCGGGCAAAAAATCGAGTTTGGCGAGAATCTTCTGGATCTGGACAGCTATGTCAAGGCAGAAAACGTTGTCACCCGCGTCATCGCGGTGGGCTACCGCACAAGCGGCTTCTGGGTGTGGAAGAAAACCAAGACCCTCACGGCCACGGCCAACGACTACGACGCCCAGAAGTACTATGGCCTCATCACACGGGTCATCGTGATCGAGGGCACATCCTCTACCACAGAAACCCTTTTGAAAGCGGCTCAGAAAGAGCTTGCAAAAAATCTGCGGTATCTGGATGGCATGACCATCTCTGCCGTAGACCTGAAAGACGCGGGAGTGGATACCGAGCGCTTGCAGTTTATGAAGAATGCGGACATCATCTCCGAGCCCCACGGTGTGCACACGTCTCTGACCTGCACCAAGCTTGTGGAGCCGCTGGATAAGCCGGACGAGAAGAAATTTACCTTTGGGACTGACTTTTCTTCCATCTCTGACCTGCAGGCCCTCAGCGCCCGCAAAGCCACCAACGCATTTGATATGGCGCACTCCGCCGTCATGAGCTTTAACGATTCTACTCCCGCCAGCCTGAGCCTGGACGAAGAGGAAGATTTGAAGTAAGGAGAAAAATTATGGCTACGAATCTTACTGACATCATCAAAAAAGTACGCACCGCCTTGCGAGGTGAAGAGGTGCGCGGCAGCATCGCCGACGGGCTTGAGTTTTGTGGGCATATTTCCGAGAATGCAAAAGCAGATATGGAGGCAACGGCCAGCGCTGCTAAAGAGGCCATGAACAAAACGGCTTCTGATGCTAAAACCACGATTGAAACGAGTGCCGCAGCTACCAAAGAGCAGCTGTCTAAGGACATCGACGCCAAAGCCGCAGCCGCGCTCAAGACCATCCCGGAGAGCTATACGGAGCTTGATGGAAGTGTGAAGCAGCTAAATGAAGATTTAAGCGTATATAAAAGTACATTAAAAGCGTCCGATATAAAATGGGTAACAGCAACTTGCTACAAAGGTAAAGTTTCGTTTGACCATACAATAATAACGTCTGATTTTTTCAAATTAGAAAAAGGTTCGATTATAAAAATCAACAATGAAAATCTCAAATCCCGATTAACCACATATACGAGTGAAAAAAAATACTTAAAAGATAGCGGAAATTATGTTCATGTGGATTCTTATGAAATAAAAGACAATGGGAACTTTTATAGGCTATCTATTGGTAATACAAGCGATGATTATAGCGCCAACGATTCTTGGGTCGATTTTATAAGTTTTGAAAACGCTCAATCTTTTAATGAATTTGTGTTAGAAAATGAATACAAATCTGCCTTGTATAATAAAGACGAGCCTTTTAGTGACATAGAATGGGTTTCCGGCTCGATATATCAAGGTGTCTTGGATGAAAATCAAACTGTTAATATAAGCAGTAGCGTTTTTAAGGCAATTGAAGGGACGCTTATCATTATTCCTGATAACTGGTCTGTGAGATTAACTTTTTACAATGATGATAAATCATTCAAAGTATCTTATGGATATATGAAATACAAGCAGTATATTGTACCGTATGACTGCTATATGGCTCTATCTCTTTATGATGGTTCATCTCCAATGAACACAGAAAAGGGTCGAGAGGTCAAAATATATTATGGCTACAAAAGTAAAATTTCCTCGCTTGAAGAGAAAACGACATCGCTTGAAGAGAAAACGACATTGCTTGAAGAGAAAACGACATTGCTTGAAGAGAAAATCCTTGGGTATACAGGAACAAGAATATCTCTTGTGGAAAATGTTATTTTTTTCAGAAAAAAAGTTGATTATTCAGGAAATAAATGGGGCGAAAATGCGTGGGCTGGGGGATTGGCCGTATACAAAAATCTTGCATTTATCGGATATAACTTAGGGTATGTTGCAGCGTATGATATCAAAAGTAACAAGTTGGTTGCAACTGGACATTTTTCTACAGTAGGAACCAATCACGCAAACAATTTATCTTTTGATTATGGAAATATAGTTAATGACTATCCAGTTATGTATATAACAAGAGCTAGTAGTGGATACAGCGAATGTTATGTAGAATCAGTGAATATAGAAAAAGATACTATTACCACATCTTTAATACAGACAATTACATATTCTGGGAGTAACCTTGACTCAGCTTATAGCGTAAATTGGTGCTTGGATAAAAGCCGAAACAAAATAGTTGCAGTAATTTATCAAGATTATTCCACTGTTAAATTTCTTGTTTTTGAAAAACCAAGCACAGCAGAAAAAATAGTTGCTTTATCAGACAACGATATCGAAAATACTTTTACCACAAAAGATGTTTCAGTTTTACAAGCATCTGATATATTTGATGGAAAGTTATTTGTGACAGACGGATATTCTAACGGATTTTTGAAAGTTTTTTCTCTTTCTGATGGGACGCTAATCAATTCAATCTCTTTAAGCCCTATATCAACTTATGAGCCAGAGGGTCTGTGCATTTATAACAACAAATTATACATAAATTTTCATCAAAAAAATGATATTGAGTGTATACTATACGAGTTAAAATTTATTAACTAAATGGGGCTTTATCTTACCAAAATCTGAAAGGACGTGACCACATGAACCTCCTGACTTTTCTCTCCCGTCTCTTCGCCGCTCTTGCTCACGCAAAGGAAGCGGCAGACACCTCTACCGCACAGCCTGCCTCCTCTACGGTGTCCACTGTGGACACCCAGAGCGCCGCTCCTCCCGGCTGGGGCGGGCCGCTGCCTTACCGATACATTGATGTGAGCCGCTACCAGGGCAAAATCGCCCTCGACGGCTGGCGCAAGGTCAAAGCAGCTGGCTACAAGGGCGTCATGCTCAAGACGGTCTCCACGAATCCGAAGATGAGCAAGCGGGCAGACGGCCTGTACATCGACCCGACCTTTGAGCGCAACTACCGCGGCGCCCGGGCCGCTGGGCTGGACGTGGGCGTCTACTACTACACCTACGCCACCAGCGAGGCCATGGCAGATGCCGAGCTGGCCCTTGTGCGGGAAGCGGTACGCGGCAAAGAGCTCACCATGCCCGTGTGCGTGGACGTGGAGGAAAACAAGCTCAAGCCCCTCTCTACCCTTGACCTTACTAACGTCGTGGCCTATGCGCTGGAAAAGGTGGAAGCCATGGGCTTTTACGCCCAGCTGTACACCTACACCAACTACTCCAACATGGAGCTGGACATGGGCCGTCTGGCAAACCGCTGGGACGTCTGGCTGTCCGATACAACCGGGCACACTCCCGCCGTCGGCTACCACTACAACGCTCACCAGCACACCAGCAAGGGCCGCGTGCCGGGCATCTCCGGCAACGTTGACCTCAACGTGACAGAGATTAACTACCCCTGTATCATCCGCAAGAAGGGCCTGACGCGGCTCAGGGAGGGCACATGACTGAAAAAGAGGCTTTGATTTGGATTGTGGGCATCTTGGGCAGTGCGTGCGCGGCAGCGATTACGCTGGACAAGGTGCTGGACATCATCCACAAGTACATCAAAAAGGCACAGGCTCCCGACGATGCACAGGACAAGCGGCTGGATGAGCTGGACAGGCGCGTGGGAGTGCTTGAGACGGGCTACTCTAACCACTCTGCCGCTCTGTGTCGCGATCTGGAGCATTTTGGGGCGCTGGAAAACGCCATCACCATCCTTTTGCGTTCCAACCGCGCCGTTTTAGGCGCTCAGTTGTCAGGTGATAATATCAAAGCAATGGAGCAGAGTGCGGAGGAAATCGACAAATTTTTGTATGAGAGGAGAGAAAACGCATGGACGCAGCAGCAAAAATCCTGAACGCCGTCCCGGGTCCGGTGGCCCTGGCTCTGATGCTGGGCGGCTTTATCTTCTACGCCCTTGGCTGCATCCGGCTTGGGTATGGTGCGGCGGTCAAGCCCACCGTGCTCCAGCTCATCGAGCAGGCAGAAAAGGACATCCAGGGCACCAAGAAAGGCGCGGAGCGCAAAGCCTGGGTGGCTCAGATGCTCCGCGCGGCCCTGGCCACAAGCAAGTACGGAAAATTTATCTCGTGGGCCATCACCGATGAGACCATCGGGGTGGTGATTCAATTTTTCTTCGACCGCATGAAAGCGGCACTGGAAAAGGAGTAAAGGAGGAACAAGATGTATTATCTCAAAAATACAGAAATGGGCGAGCCTCGTTCTATTTATAAAGCCAAAGGAATGGGGCGCTTTTATCGCGGTACTTTTACCGGGCTTGATGGAAAGTATCAGGGCATGAAGGTATATACCTGCAAGTCTCTCAGGTACATCAAGAGCTTGCGTGAACGTGTGCACGAATACTGCGAAGAATGGTTTGACGTGTACGATGAAAACGGCAAGGTTGAAATCTGAGCCGTAGAAAGGATTATACCATGGCAAGCACTACATACGAGCATTTTGTTGACACCAACAAAATGTACGCCTCACAAGAGCAATTTCGTCACGTCACGAAAATGGTCTGCGATTTTGTTGGCCTTAACAAAATCTCAGACCATTTTGCCGTGCTTGGCAATATGGTGCGCAACGCCGGACAGCTGCCGCAGCCTTTCTGGCTCGGTGCTGCCTGTGGCGGCGGCTCGCGTAGTGCTGCCCGCTGCGCTGCAAGGACTTGACCGACAGCAGATGACCAAAGCCATCAAAAACGCACCGCTTGGGAGGGTTGACCGTAAGATAGCCTTACTGCGGTACGTTGAGCGGCTCCCACAAGCTGACATTGCAGCACGCACCCACTACTCCCGGCAGGCGGTGAGCTATCGCCTGCAAAGCATTGATAAAATGCTGGATTTGTGATATAATGTAACATGAGTCAAGTGCCTTTAGAATTATATCCTTATTACTGGAGACTAGTTCTATATGGCGCAGTCTGCAGCGTAATCCTGATGGGTTCCAGCCATCACGGTTACGCTGTTTTCTTTTTGCACGAATTGTGGTATAATCATCTCAACAAATCCACCCGGCCTCTCGAAGAAGCACAACAGGGTGGATATTTGAAAAGGCTATGTAGCTCAGTTGGTAGAGCAGGGCGTTACACCGCCTATTGCCGCTGGTTCGAGTCCAGCCATAGCAAGCCCGAAAATGCTTGAATGGTTTTGAATAGTGCGCATACGTCAAAATTGCGATAGCAGAAGTAGGCATTTTTAGTTGATACAGTCTCCTGCCCGCCCACTAACAGTGCGTACCATGCAAGAGACGCAAATAATCCCCTGCTTTGCCGAAGCCCTGCGTTTCATGCGGGGTACTTTGTAGGTAAAGTAGGGGATTTTTTTGTTTTACAGTAGCTTGTAGTGCTCAGCCAACAAAAACCGGACGTATGCCGGGCAGTCGCGCTCGCCCAAACACCACCCCTGCACCGTGCGCAGAGGGATGCCTGCCCGTTTTGCAAATGCGGTCTGTGACAGACCGGTACGGTCTACCAACTCCCGCATGGACAGGTGCGCCAGTTCCCAGATGGTGGACAGCCTTTTTTTCTCGGCGTCCAGATCAAGACACCCATCGGCATCATCCGGGATGCTGAGAGTGACACTGTTCAAAAAGATTTCTTTAACGGCCTTTTGGTCAGATGCCATGACGAAAAGTTCAGCTGCATTATACATTGCAATTCTCCTTTTTTGATTGATAAATTCCCCGGGTGGTGTTTGCGCATCACTCGGGGATTTTTTATTTTATACGTTAACCCAAGCGGTATCAATCAGCTCACCGTACTGATATTTTGCCACCAGCATCTTTTTGCTGGATTCGTCCCACTTGGTAGCCTTGTATGCATACTGCTTACCAGTAACCCAACCGTCCATGCCGCAGATCACATCGCGGGCATTCCAAATCTTCTCGATCATGCTCTTAGAAAGTTTCATTTTAGTTACCTCAAGTTGATTGTGTGTGGTGTCTTTCACTGTCTATAGTATGCGCTCGTTGAGCGTATTTGTCAAGGCTTTTTCCAAAGTTTTATGCTCATTGAGAACTTTTTTGCGCCTGCGCGGTTCCACTGCCGTGCGGGCGCTTTTTTCTTTTTTGGCACTCGTTTGACGTTCGTTTAACGCATGGATTCAGCAGAAAAGGTACTATGGTCGCAAAGGGAGGGGCGCACCATGTGGCAAAAGTTTAACCCGAACCCGCGCGGGAGCAGCGTCGGGGACTGCGTAGTGCGGGCGGTAGCTGCGGCCACCGGTCAGAGCTGGGAGCAGGCGTATATTGCGCTGGCGCTCACCGGTTACGCCCTCGGCGATATGCCCAGCGCCAACCGCACATGGGGCGCATACCTCCAAAAGCGCGGGTTCAAGCGCAGTTTGGTGGAGGCAGACTGCACCACCTGTTACACCGTGGCAGATTTTGCCCGGGAGTACCCCCGCGGTGTGTATGTACTGGGCTGCTCCGGCCACGTTCTGGCCGTCATCGACGGCGAGTGGTGGGACAGCTGGGACAGTGGCGCAGAATGCCCAATCTACTACTGGTACAAGGAGGAGTAAAAGATGCCTTATAATCCGTATGCGTATCAGATGCCGACATACTATGGCCAGCCAATGCCAGATAACCTCACTCAACTCAGGCAGGGAGCGGGCTATCAGTCTCCCATGATGCAGCAGCCGACAGCACAGACAGCACAGGCTACGCCTTCCATCATCTGGGTGCAGGGAGAAGAGGGCGCAAAAGCCTATATGGTCGCCGCAGGCAACAGCGTACTGCTGATGGACAGCGAAAACAGCGCTTTTTACATCAAGAGCACCGACGCCAGCGGGATGCCGCTGCCTCTCCGCGCCTTTGACTACAAGGAACGCACCACGGCGGCAAAAATGCCCCATCAGACGGCGCAGCAGCCCGGCGGGGAGTTTGTCACCCGAGCAGAGTTTGACGCTCTGGCAGCCCGCTGTGCGGCGCTGGAAAAGCAAGAGCCCACAAAGCCTGAAACGGAGGTCAAGTAATTATGGCAAACCCTCTTTTTAACGTTCTGAGCGGCGGTATGCCTGCCATGTCCGGCCCTATGGGCCAGTTCGGACAGATGATGCAGCAGTTCCAGCAGTTCAAGGCCAGCTTTCAGGGCGACCCCAAAGCAGAGGTGCAGAAGCTGCTGCAATCCGGCAAAATGTCACAAAACCAGCTAAACCAGCTGCAGGCGATGGCGCGGCAGTTTCAGCAGTTCCTCCATTAAGTCGTAACCGTGGCCACGGTTCAAGCATAAAAATCATTTAAAACACACGAAAGGAGTACAAAAATGTCTCTTTCTTCCGATTCTGCGGTTCTGACCATGCCTGTTCAGCCCGCAAACACCAACGGCGGCAACGGCTTTGGCTTTGGCAATGATGGCGCATGGTGGATCATCATCCTTTTCCTGTTCGCCTTCTGCGGCGGCTGGGGCGGCAACTGGGGCGGCAATGGCAACACCGGTGTCGGCGTCGTGGACGGCTACGTCCTGACCTCCGATTTTGCCAACATCGAACGCAAGATGGATGGTATCAACAACGGCATGTGTGATGGCTTCTACCAGCAGGCGCAGCTTGTCAACGGCGTGCAGCAGACCGTGAGCAACGGCTTTATGTCCGCAGAGATCAGCCGCGCAAACCAGCAGGCGGCGTTCATGCAGCAGCTGTTTGCCATGCAGATGCAGCAGCAGGAGTGCTGCTGCGAGAACCGCTCTGCCATTCAGGGCGTCAACTACAATCTGGCCACCCAGTCCTGCGAGACCCGGAACACGGTGCAGAACACCACCCGTGACATCATCGACAACCAGAACCAGAACGCCCGCGCCATCCTTGACGCACTGACCGCACAGCGCATCGAGGCAAAGGACGCAAAGATTGCTGAGCAGGGTCAGCAGCTGTTCTTAGCACATCTTGCGACATCTCAGGCAGCCCAGAACGAAACGCTCAAGGCCTACATGAGCGGTCAGCTGGCCTACTACAACCCCCGCCCTGTGCCCGCTTTCCAGGTTCCTGCACCTTACCAGTACGGTAACTGCGGCACCGGTTGCGGATGCAACGGTTGCGCCTAACCGAATAACGGCAACTGACTACAATTTGTAGCCTGTTCAGCCCCAGAGCTGATTTTGCAAACTAGAGCGCCGGGGCAGCAGTCCCGGCGTTTTTATTATGAAAGGAGCATTCAAATGACCGTAACAGACTTGAAGCAGCAGTTTGTTGACCATCTGGCCAACATGGACAAAAACAAAATGAGCATGACGGATCTGAGTTTATACAGTTCTATTTTGCATACTTTGATAGACACAGAACGACCGGACTTTTCAGCTTCCTGCATGGAAGTGCTGAAAAACATCTACGCAAGTAAAGCTGGGGTCTGCGCAGAAAAGGAGGACGCAAATAATGGCTGAATTTACCTCTACCACGATCCAGACCGTGGCAGCCGGTCAGAATCTTCCCTTGACCGAAACCGCTATCAAGGGGTCAAACTGCATCAACCACCGAGCAGGTGCTGGCAATGTGACGCTGCGTGGGCTTACGAACCAGTGCAAGGCACTGTTCAAAGTGAGTTTTGGCGGCAACATCGCCATCCCTACCGGTGGCACTGTGGGCGCTATCTCTGTGGCGCTGGCTGTCGGCGGCGAAGCGCTCAACAGCGCAACCGCTATCGTCACCCCGGCGGCAGTGGATCAGTACAGCAACGTCTTTACGGCGGTGTTCGTGGAAGTCCCCCGTGGCTGCTGCGTAACCGTTGCTCTCAAAAACACCAGCGCTCAGGCAATCAGCATCGCAAATAGCAGTCTGATCGTTGAGCGCGTTGCATAAGAAAGGAGTGCAGCATGAGTAAGAATCTCTATGATCTGCGTGAAATGCTCTGCGAGGAGCTGGACGAGTACAACCGCGATGCCAAGAACGGCCTGAACGAGCGCGTGCTGGATACCGTACATAAGCTGACCGACACCATCAAAAATATCGACAAGATCATGATGCTGGAGGACGGCGATTATAGCCGTGCTGGTGAGTGGGAAGCTGACATGCGTGGATCTTTCAGCCGCGATTCCGGAAACGGTTACAACCGGGGCAACAGCTATGCCAACCGTGGCCGTCACTATGTGCGCGGGCATTACTCCCGCTCCGATGGCCGCGAGCGTATGATCTCCGACATCGAGGAAATGATGCAGGACGCCACCGGGGCAGAGCGCGACGCCTACAAGCGCGCGGCAGACATCCTGCGCAACGCATAAGAAAGGAGGACGGCAGGCATGGACATTGACGAGATCAACACCCACATTCACAAGCTGAAATGCGGTTCAACGGACTGGCAGAGCGTGGAAAAGCTTGCCGCCCTCTGCACTGTGCGAAATGAGTTGATCGAAGCGGAAAGCCGGGGAAACAGCCCCGCTCCGCAGCCTGAACCAGTCATGCAGATGGAGTATTCCACAAGACAGCAAGAACAGCAGAGCGAATTTGTAGAGGCTGCAAGCGCTGTGCCGTTCAGCGGGTTGATGGAGGTACTGGACAGACACATGAACGCAATAAAGCTGGTATATCCAAAAGAGTACGAGCTTGTTATCAGAAAAATCAAAAATCTGTTAGACTAACCGTTAGATTATTGAATTCTTTTAGAGTTTTTATCGTCATTTTTTCAAAAACAAATAAAGCAAAAATCCCACGAAATAAACAAGCAATAAACGCTATTTCGTGGGATTTTCTTTAAAATATGGAGCAGGATACGGGACTCGAACCCGCCGCCTACTGCTTGGGAAG